TTTAACAGGACCTCAAGGTTTAACAGGACCTCAAGGTTTAACAGGACCTCAAGGTTTAACAGGACCTCAAGGTTTAACAGGACCTCAAGGTTTAACAGGACCTCAAGGTTTAACAGGACCTCAAGGAGATCAAGGACCTCAAGGTTTAACAGGACCTCAAGGAGATCAAGGACCTCAAGGTTTAACAGGACCTCTAGGTGGTACCGGACCAGCAAATATACCTATTAATTCATATTCGGGAACAACAATATATATTACAGGAACTACAGTAAGCGGTGGAAATATAACTTCATTAATAATTGATTCAGCTAATCTTTCTTATTCTGGTTCGGGAAGTTCTGCCACTTTAAATGCGCCAAATTTTAATTCTACTTCTGATTATCGTATTAAAGAAAATATAAACTTATTAGAATTATTAAAATATAATACGGATAATTTGAAACCTGTCATTTATGATCATATAGATACAAAAAAAACAAATATTGGTTTTTTAGCTCATGAAGTGCAAGAATATTTTCCTTTCTTAGTGTCCGGTGTAAAAGATGGTCCAACAACACAATCTATTAATTATACTGGATTAATTGGTGTTTTAACAAAAGAAATACAAGAACTCAAGAAAAGAGTTTCTAAATTGGAATCGGAACAGGAACAGAAATAATAAAAAATTGAAATAAAAATAAGTATTTAAAGACAATTTATTATACTCTATTAAATACAACAAAAATGTCTAACAACACTGTTCTCGCTTTAAGAAATCCCCACCCAAGAGATAAAAATATAAAATTCTTTAATTCAGGACACCGATATGAAATCAAAACGGATCCTGGCAAAAGATATACATCAGTTACGACTCTAGTTCACGGACAGTTCCCGAAATTTGACGCAGATGCAGTCATCGCAAAAATCATGAGAAGCAAAAGTTGGCTGCAAGGTCATAAATATTGGGGCCTAACAGCCGAGGAAATCAAAGCCCAATGGACTTCAAGTGGATCCGCTGCCGCCAGCTCTGGGACAAATTTGCATGAGCAAATAGAAACATTTATGAATGATAAGCGTTTTCAATTCGAATATACTCACAAAGAACTGATGCAAGAATATGATATTTTACAAAAATATGATGAAGAATTAGATAGTAGAGGAACTGAATGGACCATGTTTATTAATTTTATCAGAGACCATCATTATTTGAAGCCATATCGCACTGAATGGACAATTTATCACGAAGATGTAAAGATTGCTGGATCCATTGACATGGTCTACGAGAATCCGGATGGCACACTAGAAATCTATGATTGGAAACGCTGTAAGGAGATAACATCGGTCAATGGATGGAATGAGACGGCCACAAATCCGCTAATCAATCATTTACCGGCAACCAATTTCTGGCAATATTCGCTGCAATTAAACACATATAAGAAGATTTTGGAGGAAAAGTATGGCAAGCGTGTCACAAAGCTCTGCCTTGTTAGAATTCATCCTGATTCTTCTCAATATGAGCTTTTAGAAGTGCCATTTTTAGACAAGGAAGTCAGTGATTTATTTCAAGAACGAATGTAGAATCTTTATCATTTATCAAAAGAATTAGAAAAAAGACTTAAAAAGTTTAATCCATATTATAAATATACAATATGGATTTTGAAATAGACATAATTTTACACCATTGTGGTTATTTTTTTTTATTCTATTGTTTGTTAGCATATACTAGCTTGCCATATCATATTAAAAGAGGTGCAATTATTTATTATCGTTATTCTGAAAATAGAATATATTCTAGTTTTTATGGAAGAGATTTATATGATGATAATTATGCTTTAGACGATATAAAGGAAGAAGAAGAAGACAAGGAGGAAAAAGAAGACAAAGAGGAAAAGGATATAAAAGAAGAAATAAAGGATCCTGTAAAATTCGAAGACAAATATTTGAGCGCCTTTAAGCTGTTTTCAAATGATTATTTCTTTACCGAGGATGAAATAAAAACGAAAACAGAAAAATACACCGAATTAAAGGCAGAATATTTGGCCAACAGAACTAAAATACATGATAATATAGAGGGATTACTTTTAGAAACACTGAAAATCATCAGTTTAGGTTCCATTATTACTGAAGAATTAAAGGACGAGCTGGTGAAATATTTTGAGATTGAAGATGATTATATTGAAGATCCATCGAATATTGATTTTGATGAGCTATATATTTATGTGGAAAATGACAGTCAAAAGTTTTTGTTAGAGCTAGAAGGATTAGAGAATTATGATTGGTCGCCTGAATTAGAAGCGGAATTTCAAGAAAAGGCGCAAAACTATGTTTTGGATAAGAAACTAGACGGATTCATTAATAATTATATTATGGAATTCACCCCTTTAGGAAATGTTTACATGAGATATAATAATCAGAAAAAATCGTTTGAATATTACAGTAATAGCACGATTCCATATCGATATTTGGAAGCGATTGGTAGAAAATATGTCATGACTTTTAGATGCAAATCGCTTTTTATAGATTTAGAAACAGAACTGAAGATTGCTTCTGATAAGGCTGAATTAGATAAGCAGGCTTTAGAAAAAGATCAAAAATATGCCTCTACTATTAATAATACTAATAATAGTATACAAAAGTTTAAAAGCTACAATAAGGATTTAAAGATGGACAAAAATATGATGCGCTCTGCAAGACCTGGACTTCAACCATTACAAATGAAGGCCAATTTACCTAATGTAAATGATTCGAATAAGGAAAAACAAGTGTTGAAAGAAAACGCAAATAGATACACATGGATCGACCGACTAACCAATTTGCAGCTACTAAAGAAGATAGATAGAAAGACAGTAGATAAACAATATGCCTTATCTTTTGCTGATTTTAAGAAAATGCAGGAAATTAAAAAATAAATATATTATAATTATGAGTCAAAAATTATATACAAGAAAGAAAAAAATTAAAGGTGGATCAGCCATAATAAATATGGATGCCGTTACTGATATGTCTAATAAAGGCAATAATATAGTATCTGGTATGGCTCTAGAATCTAAAGCTTTTAAAAATAATGCTGCCAATTTGAAAGGTGAATTGGATGCTAAGAAGGTGGCTGCAATGAATCAAGTTAATGGGGTTCAAAATGCTGCAATGAATCAAGTTAATGGATTTCAAAATGCTGCAATGAATCAAGTTAATGGAGTTCAAAATGCTGCAATGAATCAAGTTAATGGGGTTCAAAATGCTGCAATGAATCAAGTTAATGGATTTCAAAATGCTGCAATGAATCAAGTTAATGGGGTTCAAAATGCTGCAATGAATCAAGTTAATGGATTTCAAAATGCTGCAATGAATCAAGAGACTATAATTCAAAATAAAGAAATTCAGGATATAAAAAAAATTAATGAAGTTATTGCTATAAATGAGAATACAGTTGCTATTGAAAAAGCAAAAGAAGATGCTATTGAAAAAGAAAATGAAGCGGAAAAAGAATCAGAAGATGCAATAGCGGAAAGAGAAGCAAGAGAAGCAGAAAAAGAAGCACTTATTGCCTCTTTAAAACAACAGATCGAAGTTATAGAAAAAAAACTAGAAGAGCTAAAACCAGATATAATTAGAATTTATGATAAATCTAAACGTCTTGAAGAAAATAAAAATAATTTAATAAAAGAAGAATTATCACAAGAAGAGTTCGAGATATTTAAAAATTATATAAATATATATAAGGAACTTATCGAAAAAAATGATGAGCTATATACAGCTGAAAATGCTAGCACCAAAGACTGGTCTATAAGCGCTATTTTATTATCTCCTATTAAAAAATTTTTCAGTAGTCTTTTAGGTAATATAAAAAAAATGAGCGCAAAGGCTACAATGGCATCTGTAACAGGGATGACAGGTTTTGTTGTTCAATGTTATGAAGAAATACAACCACAGTTAATAAAATTTGCACAATTACAAGGTGAAACTCAGCGAGCAATTATTGAAGCAACGCGTATTCCTCCTGCACCTGGTCTTCCTTCTACTCCTGGTCTTCCTACTACTCCCGGTCTTCCTTCTACTTCTGGTCTTCCTTCTACTCCTGGTCTTCCTACTACTCCTGGTCTTCCTTCTACTTCTGAACTCATTAAAGGTGGTAGTAAAAAAATAAATCCTATTATAAAAGAGGTTCAAAAGGGGGGCGCATCAGCAGCAAAACGCGCAGAAAATAGCATCAAGCAGTTTTTAAGTTCTTCTGTGACTTCGTCACATGTTTTAAACATGGTTAAGCGAAAAACAAAGGTTAAAAGAAAAAGAGACGGTAAGATGTATTCTAGAAAAAGAGCGAAAAAATAGTCATTAGAAAATAATATGTATAAAATATATTATGTTCCAAACCATTCATGACTATTTTTTTGGACAAGAAAAATATAATGATAACTTAGTAGGAGGTAAAATCGATAAAAGCTTTACATTAGCAGAAAAGCACACAATCGCCAAAAAACTCAAAAATATGACCGAAGAAGAAGCTATAAAAGACTACGAGCATCTGAAACAAATGGATCTCAAAAAAATATCAAATGAGACTAGAATAGGTAACAAATTCGTCGATTATTTCACATTTCGCCAGAGATTGGAAACTGTTGGCATAAAAGGATTTAACTATTTTGATTTTCTACAGGATACTGAATATCATAAGAAGGCATATATTAAGAATTTGTTAGATTACCAAAAGGGCGACGATAAACAGGTTGCTTTATATCGCGTTTTTAAATTACATGCAGGATCCATTGGATTATTTAAGCCGCTAACTGCGATGGAAATTTATAGTAGATTTAAACCTAGATCCGTGTTAGATCCATGTATGGGCTGGGGTGGTCGCTTGGTGGGCGCTTGCGCTCTAGATGTGCCTAATTATATTGGTATTGATATGAATAAGAACTTGAAAGAACCTTATACTCAAATGGTCAAGAAGCTGAAACAACAAGGAACAAAAACAAAGATAAAATTAATGTTTAAAGATGCATTAAAGGTCGATTATTCGAAGCTAGATTATGATATGGTCTTGACTAGTCCTCCGTATTACAATGTAGAGTTGTATGAAGGCACAAGTGAAAAAACGGAAGAAGACTGGAACCAAGATTTTTATATCCCGCTTTTTACAAAAACGTATAAGCATCTCAAAAAAGGAGGACATTATGCATTAAATGTGCCGCAAAATTTGTATGAAAATGTTTGCTTGGATCTCTTTGGACCTGCAAAATTTAAAATACCCTTGAAGAAAAAGGCGCATCCGAAGAACAAACTAACAAAAAAAGGGTATAATGAATATATTTATGTCTGGGTTAAGGGTTAAGGGAACTGCCGTTCCCTTATGATCCCATGCTTTAATTAAGGAAATAGCAGTTCCCTTATGATCCCATGCTTTAAATAAGGAAATAGCAGTTCCCTTATGATCCCATGCTTTAATTAAGGGAAAGTAATTAAGGAGGGGTCATAGGGGAACCTTGGTTCCCTTAACCCTTAACCCTTAGCCTTTAACCAGTCACAATATCCGTTGCTTTTCACTATGTTAAAAGACGAACCTAAATGTTCTTTTGCAATTTTATAGGCTTTTTTCTCGATTGGATCTAATTGGCTCAAATATTCGATGACACTTGCTTTTAAAGCAGGATCCCACGTGTCAAATGTATCAGGTAAAGATAATTCTACAATTTGTGATTGATTCATGATTCTTTAATATAGATAATAATAATACATTGGTTTTATATCGAGAATATAAAATCAATTTTTTCTATTTTCTTTTTCTTTGGGTCCTTCTTCTTTTTGTTTTTCTCTTCATTTCAAAGAAGTTATTTTTTTTAATACTTTTTCTGCGTTTTTTATATTTTTTTGATCGATGTCTTATGGAACCACCTTTAGCAGGTCTAACATAATCTTGAAGTATGCTTAATATTAAACTTGGAGTTCCTTCCATTTTTTCATCGTCACTATCTTGAAAACCCATAGTGTTATAATTTTCCTTTACTTTTTTTAGCATTGCATTATGATACATTTCTGTAAATTTGCCGTTTTGATCAATATATCCTTGGTTTTTCATCTCTTGAATTTTTTCTTGAGATGTAGGTAATACTTTTGAGGCAAGGTTGGCAGGGGTCAATTCAATTAAATTAAACGATTTATTTTTCTGTAACTCGATTATTGTATCACGTAATAATTCTTTTCCACCTCCTGGACATATAAATTGATCTATTGTAAGTGTTTTGCCTTCAGGTGAAAATGAAAATTGTATACGACATTCTGGGTTTATTGGACGATATGCATTTCCATCATCATAATCAATAATAAGATTTTGTTCAGTTGAGAGATATTTTCCTGATTTTTGTTTTTTTTCTTTTAAGTTATCTGTAATTATTGCACTTACTTCTTTTGGATTTGTATATATTGCACCAGTTGAACCGTGATACATGACTCCAGCATCACTCGCATGTATCCAATTATCACCGGGTGGCGGTTCTGCTCTTTTTTTCTTTAAAATATTTGCAGGCGATAATAACTGATCGTCAGACTGAATTGGAATAAAATTATCAGGAATAACAGGAAGTGTTATACCAGTAGGGGAAAAACTACGTTTTTTTTTGTTTATTCCTAGTTTATTCATATTATTTTAAACTAAAATAACCAGATATTATTATTTCATGTAAACAATACTCGGCTGTTTGTCACCGAAATATGTTGCAGAACATACAATTTGTCTTCCCGGCGTTATTTTTACCGCACTTTGATTCATCATATTTGTTAGTTGTGTTTCTATTTGGTATCCATTTGATGTCAAAAAGGAATATAAATCTGGTATTTCATTCGGTGTCATTAAATTATTGTTGCAATTACGATTATTATTATTGTAATTATTGCTAAATGTTCTTGGATTAGGAAAAGGATTTGTTATCGCTAAACCGCAACCTTCGACCCCATTATAATTGCTGCCCTCTCTATATAGTCTCGGTAACTGTAACCGTCGTATAAGATGGCCTAAAGGTCCCTCTGGAACAACATTGACCATTAATATGTTTTGATATTGCTTGCAATACTGATCATAATAAGGTTGGCTTGTAATCGTAAATGTTCTAGGATAAGACATTAATGTTTTATATTTATTCAAAGAAAAAATATAATATAAAATATAAAATAAATTTTATAAAACAATCAATGCTTCTAACAAATCCTGATCTTCCTTTGTTAGTCTGATCGTTTTTAATAGACCGAAAACTCGGTTATAACTTGTTTCATCTAATTCATATGCATCGACAAAATTGTCTTCATATAGTTCGATAATAGATATAATTGTATCGTATACACCATCATCTTGCTTGTCAAATCCTCGGATCTTTAAAAGTTTCCGTTTAATATTTGTGTATTTTTCCGCAATCTTGCTTCTTTCTAAAGCGATCATTTGTTGCACCTTTTTCTCTTCTTCTAATTCAAACTCCTCCAAGCTTTCCTTCAGAATTCGGTCTAGATCTGATTCTAAATCTGATTCTAAATCTAAATGATTATAATTATAATTGTAGTTTTCAAAATTATATTCGTCAACCAATCTTTCTCTTATTACTGGATCAGGAGCTCTAACATCGTCATCTTTGTCATTTAAGTCCATGTTTAAATTAATATAGTATCAATTATTATCTTTATTTTGATTTCATATAGTTAATAAAATAAAAGAAAAAGAAAAAGAAAAAATTGAAATATAAATACTTATTTAGGTTTCTAGTATTATCACTTACACTAATACAAATACTTTAAAGAATGTCTCAGACTATGAATAATGATTTTGAAATTAACATTCAGGAATCGATTGAATTAAGAGAAGAAGAAAATATGAATGATTTTTCAGAAGATGCTAAATTACATGCACAAATTTACCGTTTCAAGTTTACTGAAGAATTCATGGCGGACTTGTATAAATTTGCAAAAATTCACCAATACGATCACAGAAAAGATTTCAAGGAGGCATGGATCATTTGGACCGAAGAAAATGAAGACCTAGTTCAAGAAGAAATTGACCGACTACTTACTCTTGGCTACGATGGCGAAATCTTAGAAAAGATGTTTAAGAGTGCTCGTTATTATTTCAGAAAGAAAAGCCCTATTAAAGTAGAGCCAAAGCAAAGACGACAATACATCAGTGTTACTCATGAGATATTAGAAGCCATGGATAAACATATCAGGACCAATATTAGTTTAACAGATTACCAACCGAAAAACGGATTCGCCACTTTCTGCAGGAATAATGAAGAGCTTGTAAAAGATTCTATTCATAAAATATTGAATCAAGGAATCAATGATTCCGAGCTAATTCAGCTAAAATTAAAGAAAACATACAAGAACCGATATTTTATGCTTATTAATAAGGCAAATTAGTAAGAATCGCCTTTAAAATTCCTCGTGTTATAACAATATTAAATTAAATGCTTTCGCCCACTATTTATTTTTTTCATGATATTTCTAAACTCGAGCAAGTTTCTTATAATAAACTGACAAAAAAATTCACTCATCATGTGGTTTCCAACAATTTTTTCTCTATGAATGAAGTCGCAATTGCTAAAAAAATACGAGAATTAAATTCTAAAAATATATATATTTTCGACAAGGCGGAGCGTCTTAAAATCGGCGAAATTGGACCATATAATTTAGATGCAAACATTGTAAGATCTAATGCGCATAAAATCTTACTTACTTTTGCGAAGAAGGATCTAGTATATTTCGACGCCTATTTGTCGGCTTTAAGTAGCTTTAAAAAATATATATTCGAATTGATTGAATCATATCGATCTTTACTCGGTTCCATTGATTTGTTAGTTAGTAACCAACTGATTCATAATGGTTTAAATTTTAATACAATTGTTTTCGATTCAAGACCAATACTAACAAACTTTATGTATTCGGTTTATATCCAAGATTCTGGCTTCAATTGGTCGCAGTATTTTATGCAAAGGAAGCTGGATCGATTTTGTCCTATTGAATTTTACCTATTACAATATCAAGTAACTAACAATCAAGAGTTGTCTTTTTATAATATTGAGACTATTATAAAGCAGGTTTTAAAAGAACATGGATCAACCGAATTAAATGCAGATTACAACTATTTTGCTAAGTATGCTAACAAATCTTTTATTAAGAATTTGGAAGAAGCGCTAAAGTATTGGAAAACATGGGATAATTATGCACTAAGTATGGTTTACATTGATATTTTGAAAAATTCTTTTTTAAAGAAAGATAACAAATTCATAAGCGATTTTATGAAGTTGTTAGTTGGTTACCTTAATTTGGATCCTTCTAAAAGGGGATTACCTAATATCTCTTTATTTGAAGATATGCTTTTAAACCTGGATCTAAAAGATTTTAACGAATTAATTTAACGGTGACGTCTGGATTTGCGATGACGTCTGGTATGTCTCTTTGATCCTCTGCGTTTATGGGTTCTTCGTCTTCGGCGGCCGCCCACCGGCACCGTCGACCCCATCTGTTCCTTTTCTTCATATCCAGGAGTCGTAGGATCATCCATCGCTCCCATATCTGACCCTCCGCGCCACTTTTCACCATGATCCTTTCGCTTCTTCGCGCGCATCATCGCCTCCTTGTAAGACACCTTTTCTTCTCTCTGCACCTTCTTGACGAAGGTCACCCAGGCTCTCAAGCTGGCATTGCCGTGTCTCTTCTTGGAACCTCTGTGGCGGCGACCGCCTACTGGAGGCTCCGTTGTTAGCAGGTCGTCTTCATGATTTTCTTGATCGGGTTGATCGGGTTGATTATTAATTTCCATTTTATATATAAAACACAGATTATATTCTTTTTCAAGGGATAAAATTGAAATAAAATATCTAAATATAAGTTATTTAATATCAATCAAATAAATACTTTATTCAATACTTTTATAAAATGCCTAAAGACGACGTATTAACTTTAAAATTGCCAGGTGCCAATCTAGTATTCACTAGATATTTATATATTAAAGATGAAGTAAAGACAGCGCTTCTGTTATCGATCCTAAATAAAAGCGATGATGCCATCTTTTGGGCCTACGAATTGTATTATAGTGGGTTCCAGAATGAACTATACGCATTCATTTGGCAGATATATTATGACTTCTTTGCAACGCTAAATCCAAGCTTCGCTGTCTATTTGTCTAAGAAGTTAGATCCTAAAGAGGACCTTATTGAAGATCGCTTAATTAGTTCAATTATCCAGAATCTGCTAATCCGATCATTCAATACAGATATTTTCATTCTAAGGATAATTACAGAGTGCTTTGAATTAGACATAAGTGCAACTGAGTCTGAGGAATCAGAAGACGGAATCGAATACCTGTTAGATAAAAAAGACTACCGAGGTCTAGCCCTATATATCCTAAATAAAAAAGATCTAGATTTAGAAGATACTTATCAAAGAGTGATAAACTATTTCAAACTAACAAAGCAGCAAAGGCTTTTTACAAAAGCAAACACAGTAAAAAAGGAGATCATCTTAGTAGCAAATATATTCGCCTTAATAAACAAAAGTTCGAATCAAATCAAAAGGCAAAACTTCTACGTCCGCGTAGATCCCGAAGAAGTAGTTCAATATGAAACCATTGAAGCTGTGGATAATCTAAAACCATATCGAATTTTAGCGCAAGCATGTGTATGTAAAATCGGCAGCCAACCATTCCTTAATTTGTTTCAAGGTTTTCGGAATCAAGCAGTAGATACTAGTATAAAAGAGAAAGACCGCGGTTGGTCATGTAGAGCCGTTACTGAGAAATATAATAGCTTAGATAAATGGCTTTATCATGCAGCATTTTCGCCGGTATGGTTTTCAAGAATCAAAAGCTGTAAAGGATATATAGATTATGTGAATCAAGAAGTGAAATTTGTAGATGACGACTGGGAAGAAGCATTCTATAATAAATATGGTTACGAACCTGATGAGCAGTCGCTGCAAACGAAAGAGAACGCGCTAAATCTAACAAAAGATGAGAATACAAATTGTTGGCAAGATTTCTTTGCTAAATATAAAAAAGATGGCCTGATTGATGCTTTGGATGAGGAACAGGATGCGCTAAATGAAGAGCCGATGAAGTATGCCTAAATGTTTGACTAAATGTTTGACTAAAAAATTGCTTAATATATAGTATATATTTTATTTTTATTTTTTGAACAAAAATCAGTGGAAAAAAAATTGAAATACCTTTTCCTAAATAGTTTAAAGGTATTATCACAAACTATATATAACTTTTAAAATGGTCAGAAATACTACTGGTGGAAATGGAAATAAGAAATTTGCTCGCAAACATGCTGCAGGTGGATCTAGTAAAGCTGGATTAAAATTGCGTGTATCCGAGGATGAAGGCGAATTATACGCAGTCACTACAAAAAATTTAGGTAATAATATGTTTAATGCAATCGCTACCAATGGATCAACCTATTTGGTTCACATTCGCGGCAAATTCTCAGGCAGAGGTCGCCGTGATAATACTATTGCAGCCGGCGTTTGGGTCTTGATTGGTCTAAGAGAATGGTCTAATAAGGCTGATCAGTTGCCTACTTCCGGGGGTAAAGTAAAGCTGCAACAATGCGACCTTTTAGAAGTCTATTCGGATATCGACAAGACTCGATTACGAGACGCGGTGGACGATGACTGGCAATTTCTAGATGATAGTGATCCAACCAAAATCAATAAAGAAGATAACAGACTTAATGATGAAATTCATTGGCAAACAGATAAAGAAGCGGAGAAGGAGAAATTGCTAGAGGAAATTCAGACAGGCACTAGTGCAAAGATCGCAATGGCTTCAAATAATCAATCTGATGGCGGCGCATTTGACATGGAAGTATATGTCGATGATATTTAATTGGCACATTATTAAATTAAAAATACAATAATACAAAATAAATAAAATATAAATTCTTTTTTATTTTATTTATAAATTGTTAAACATCTTAAAATCTTTTTATTTCATTTTTGTATTGATGATAAAGCCCTAGCACGCTTAGAATTGTAATCACTTGCCATGATGGAAATGGGTTTTTTGAGGATCCTGTTGATGCGACGAATAGGATCTTACGATAATAGCTTTATTATTATTATTTATTATTGAATGTCTTTTCTTGTATTCTTTTGCAAGACACCTAACAACTTGTTTATTAAATTTGATTCTATTGAAAGCGTAATTCATTTATTATCTATTATAATATGTTGCAAAGTGTTTAAATGGTTATTTATTGATTTTATTTTATCTTTTGTAAAAAAGATTGTAGAAAAAATAAGGTAGGACTGCAGGTAAAGCTCCACCTATTGTTGTTGTAAAAGGATAATCCAATACCTTATAGTATTCATCTAGACTACTAAATATCATTGTTTTTCTAAAAAAAACATCTACCATTACTCCATAAATAGCTAAATAGACATAATTCAGAGGCAAACGCAAGACATATAGATAAAACATCTGCAATATTGCCATCATACCGGTGGCAATACATATCGCTTCAGCACGCCCGTGTTGAGCAAAGTATTTTTTAAGACCTCCATCTCCACCCAAATATTTAACCCTTATTTGTAAGAATATATCACCAAAGAATCCTGTTAAGCAAGCAACACTAACAATGTCAAGCATCTATTATATTCTGTTATTTAAATAAAAAAAGGAATAATTTATACTTATAACTAAGTTACAATCTACAATCTACAATCTATTTTCTGCGACTTTTGGAAAGGTGGAATTCGCATTTGCCGCACATTCCTTCGCCATTTGTCTCTTCATAGTGACAAACTCGACCGCAAGTTCCCGTGCATTTGAAGTAAGTCTCGTCATCTTCTTCGCGATCTTCTGACCAATAGCCTTGATCTTCAACTGTTGATACGGCTTCAACATCTGGAACTGCGAGCGCTGCCTTGAGTTCGTCCCATACGTCTTGATGTAGTTTTGTCATATTTTTTTTATTTAATGAAGCACAAGTAGTATATTTTTGTTTTACAGAGGTTAATTTAATATTAGGCACTAATTTGCGTGCCTCTTCTATAGATTTGCCGTCTAAAAAGGCTCTGGTCACTAGAGTAGTTTCCTCTCTAGACCAGGTATGTTTGGATACAGCAGTTATAATAGCAGTTGACATTTTAGAATGAAGTTTGTTTAAGAAAAATACTGTAGATTCATTTGATTTAAAGTATTTCAATTTTGTTGTTTTTAAATGTATTTTTTTCGCCACTAAAATTTTTTTATTGCTGCCTCCTGTAAATATATATATCGTTATTCAATTTAATAACATCTAAGACTCATGATAAGAATTGGATTGCTGATAGGAGACATATATACATATTAAAATACCTTTAAATCATTTTAAGGAGATATTATATTAAAATTGGTTAAAGGTATCTCAATATAATAATATATAGTAAATATATTTAGTTTTATCATGAGCAAATTTGATCAATTTTTTAATAAACCCGCAGCCTCTTTTGATAAAAAAAATAGTTTTATTTTAAAGACGGAATCTGAGGCAAAAGCAAAGGCAAAGTATGATTACAAAGAAGAGGCATTTCCTGACTTGATTTTGTCAAACAAGTCATCAACAAAGACGGTTCCTGCAACAAAAAAATATTCTGATATTACGGCCACTGTGATTGAAGTGAATACAAAAAAAGTAGAAGATATTCGTGTGCCACCAGGTTGGACGCAATTCTCTAGATCAAAAGGGAAATCGAAATTACTGTTTGATGTTATGTATGGTGAAAAAAACCAAAGACAATTAGAGCAAGATCTAGAAGATGACCCGTTATATGTTCATAATCAAATGATTACAGCGTTGGCTGATAATTTGTTGAATTATAAGATGCAATATGACAGCATACACGGTGAAGGCGAATACGATCAGGCACATTATTCTGAGCCTATTTATCCCGAGGATGAAGCAGAATAAAATAAGTTAAATTATACAATGTATTATATGTTGTCAAATAAATGGAAAAAGAAGAAAATAATAAAAAAGAAGAAGAAATAGATGAAAAGATTGATTCTTCATGGCTCGAAGATTTCGAAAACTTAGATAATGAATATAAGGATTATTATACCGAAGAATTGGCGGCTATTAAAATCCATTGCATTTATGTGAACAAAAATAACGAGATCGAGCGCATTATAGAAGACAAAATATTACTAAAAACGCCGGGATTATTATCCAAAGAAGAAATAATTGGCATGATTAAACATGGGTCAATATGCAATCAAGTGAAATACTCTCTGCTGTATATTTTGAAATTTAATATTAATTTAGATCCGATTTATTTAAAAACTTTTCTTAGAAATAAAGCTCCGATAAAAGATATAGGTAGCCCTTTTTTGCAATCTGTTAAAAATATAGATGCAATTAAACTCGATAAATGTATTTCCATGTTTCATGATTTAAATGATCTGTTAATCATATTCTACGATAAGGATAAGAATAAAGATAAAGATAAAGACAAGGATCTAACAAATGGTTCAGATCTTACAACTAACAACAGAACAAAAAAGATATATATAAACCCAAGCTCATTTAAAAAGACTAAAAGAAATATATTTAAAAACAATCTACTATAATATAGTATCTAACAAATCACCCATATGACAGCACTATTTAATGCACTCGATAATTATACTCCTTCTCAGATCGGAGAAAATGGTCATAGCGAATTCACTTGGTCCAAAAATAACAATATATGTGAGCGCATCTTGCAGCTAAGTTTTCAGCTCACTCGTTGCAAGGATGAACGACAAATAGAGAATTTGTCTCATATTGCAGACCAAATCATGTTGCAAATTGCATCTGATTACAGGATTCAAAAATTTCAGAAGCCTGAATTTATTGCCTACATGTCCATCATGTTTCGTCTTTTAGGGCAAACGCGCGACATGATTGAAGGCAAGGGAGAATATTCTTTGTCTTATATGCTGCTTGCAGTCTGGTATAAACATTACCCTAATTTGGCAATATTTGCATTTGATTGTTTTGTTCTTTTAGAATCAGGTGGTCATCCTTATGGATCTTGGAAGGATGTCAAGGGTATGATAAAATATATGGAATCAAAGAACACTGGCGAAGGGCTGATCGTGCATGCAATTAAATTACTCAATGCGCAGCTCAGTGACGATATTACCGCAGAAGTGCCTTCATTGGCAGCCAAGTGGGCGCCTAGAGAAAAGTCAAGTCATTCGGATCTCTTTACCAAGTTGGCATATGATTATTTTTCGGATTATATTGACAGCGCTAAAACCCCGGAGATTTTAAGAAGAGCTGAAACAAAGGCCAAGATGGATTATCGTAAGCTAATTTCGTCTCTGAATAAGAAGCTAGACACGGTGCAAATCAAGCAATGTGCCAATACATGGTCAGAAATTGATCCTTGCAAGCAGACTTCCATTACGATGCACAAGCAGAAGAAGGCGTTCTTGAATCTGGACAAGAAAGGTGATCAGCGATCCTTGTTAGAGGATCGGATTGATTGTGCAGCCAATTTTGAGGAATTTGCGAGAAAAGCGGAAAATGGTGAAGTCGAGATCAAGGGCAAGCGCATTGGTATGAATGATTTTACCAAGGAAGCTCTTGGATTAGTTTCTATGCGTCAGCAACAAGGTTCGGAGGCGCAAATTTTAAATGCACAGTGGGTAAACAATTCATTACAGACTGGAAAGCTAGGGAAGATGATTGCCATGGTAGATGTATCCGGATCTATGGACGGGGATCCTCTTTATGCCGCTATTGCCCTAGGCCTAAGGATTGCAGAGAACTCATTGCTAGGAAAGCGTATCTTAACTTTTAGCGCAACTCCTCAGTGGGTGAATCTCGATGATTGTAATAATTTTGTCTCTATGGTTGAAAAAGTGCAGCGAGCAGACTGGGGAATGAATACTAACTTCGCCGCCGCATTGAATATGATTTTGGACGCCATTGTGCAGCACAAGTTGCAACCCGAGGATGTGGAAGATATGGTTTTGACTATTTTATCCGACATGCAGATTGATCAGGCGGATCGCAGTTATAGCTCGATGATGAACATGATTGAACAAAAATATGCGGATACGGGCATGCGACTTTACAAGAAGCCATTTAAAGCGCCTCATATTTTGTTCTGGAACTTGCATTCAACGAGTGGATTTCCTGCATTATCTAGCCAAAAGAATGCATCAATGATGTCGGGATTCAGTGCGGCCTTACTCAATCTGTTTTGCGAAGAGGGTCTAGATGCGCTACATAGCTGCACACCCTGGTCCATGTTCCTCAAGGGTATCAATTTGGCACGATATGATGTCTTGGAGCAGAGACTAAGAGAAGAACTATAAATTCTTTAAATTGGTTTCAATATAATATAAAAATTTGTATTTTATATTATATTATAATTTGAAATACTTTTAATATAAAGAATTGCTATTATTATTATTATTATTATTATTGTATAAATGGAAAAAATGAAAGAAGAAAACGATGAACTTTATATTTCAGGATCAAAAATAAATATCGATAGATATATTGCTGCAAATAATTATAGGTCCGCCTTTGGATTATTATTGTCAGTTTTAGATCGATTAGATGATGGAAAACAAAAGAATGATTTTATTACACATTATTTGAATGATTTTTTCACGAAAAAACCCTGGGATAGTCATCTAAATCCCAGATAAAATATAAAAAATTGATTTTCTTTTTATATTTTGTTAGTTTATCATTATTATAACTATCTATTAATCTTTGAAAATGTATCACATTGCAACCACTCGTTTTAATAATGCAACATATGCAGAAAATATGGCTTATCGTCAGAAAACAGGTGAGACTGTATTATATGGTCCTAGCATTCGAATTCATGAAAAATATTCGATCGGCTGCACCATGTTCGTCTTTGAAATGAACAATGAGCAAAACAGAATCGAAGGCATCGGTGTCATAAAAAATCATACTGTCCATGAAAAAAAATATAAAATTTACAGCGAAAGTGATTACAATCGCATCATTTATCGCGGATCATATTGGCTAAGTCGTGATCAGCTAATCTTACTTGATGAAGAACTGGTTACCATATTTGACAAAATGTTATTCAAGGGCAAGTCACATTTAAAGCGACAATCGGGCATCACAGTTGTTACAGAGAAACTAACGAAAAAATGGGAACAAGATTTGGATCAATTAAAACGGCGAATTAGAGACCTATTTGTTAGTCAATTTAGTAGGGTTTGTAGCAATGACCTTGGTTTCCTACTAAAATAAGGAGGGGTTTTAGCGAAGCATTGGTTCCCTACTAAAATAAGGAGGGGTCGTAGGGGAACCTTGGTTCCCTACTAAATTATTTTTTCAAATAATATAAAAACAAATATATTAATCTGTATATGAGCACTATTGATTATAATACCGATAACTATACTATTTCCGAATTGGTGGCCATTCTCGATCTCGATGATCCAAATGAAGATCAAATTGTCGATACAACTAACAAATTAATTGATCGATTTCAAAATGAGGGATCTACCAATTTAGTCACTTTTTTTCAGGATATACAAACAAAATTGCTGCAATACATGAATCAACTTGAAACAAGTGGCAATGACGCAGAATATGAGCCAAATGCAGAGCAAACTGATCGCTGGTTTAAAAATGAAGCCTTACCTCAAGATAATAATTCTATTCAAAAAGACAAGAATACAGAGCGCAAACAGAAGATCGATGTATATGATAATAATCATGTGCCGATGAATCGAGAACAACTCGGTGTGACCAATACTGTTTCCGTGCCTGTTGCACAAGATACACTTAATCCAAATCTAGAAAATATTACTAGCCGATTCATCAATTTGGACAGCCAATTTCGCCAAGCTGCCGGCGGCATAGACACTATTGCAACCGATTATACACTCGATTTATCAGATCCGCTGACGAATGTTCTTTCCTTGCGGCTATATTCTATTCAAATCCCCTTTACATGGTATGTAGTTGATGAACAATACGGCAACACTTGTTTCTGGGTAACTAACATGGGTAATACATTTAAGATATTTATTGAACCTGGTAATTATACACCTACATCATTTTGCACTGCTTTAAACCTAGCATTTATAACTGACGCTAATTTTGCGCTGCCATATGTAGATCCGCCTTATCCGCATGGTTTTATATTAGGAACAGGAACGTCACCTATTGTCACCTATAATTCCAACAATGGCAAAATAACAATTAATTTATCGGGCTGGATTGATCCTGCAGAAAATGAGATTACAGGTATTACTAAAAATGTGAATGTATTTGATGGCACAAATGACCCATATTTCACCTTTTTCGATTTTACCGGCAGGCTAAACTGTTTAGGTGATCATCTTGCATGCGCTGTTCAAAATATCACATTTAATGGCACGCTTGGATGGTTAATGGGCTACCGGCTACCAATTGTTCCTATTTTTGCTGGCGGAAATACAGCCATTGCTGTAATAGATCTGTATGGACCAAAATATTTTATCCTTGTTCTGGATGACTATAATCAGAATCACATTAATAATGGTCTCATTACTATCACTGAATTATCTACTAAATTAGCCATCCCTAGCTATTATAATACATCCCAGCCGTATATTTGCAGCTCCAATGTGTCTAATATTAGTCCTTTACTGTCAGTTAATAGCATTGGCAATTTACCCAATCAAGACCTTAATTCCATTAAGGATAAAATAGACTTCAGTTATGGGAAAATGCAGACTATATTGCCTTCTGCACCTAGAACGCTAACACAGGCGCAGATTTATACGATTAACGAGATAATGAAAAATAGAGAGAAAAACACCTCTTATAGAGGCAAAGCGCCTACTAGTTCAGACACTTTTGCCTTAATACCCATTAAAAGGGGTGGGTTAAATACAGGGGATATGTATGTTGAATTTAGCGGTTCTATGCAAGACAATAAACGCATCTATTTTGGACCCGTGGATATTGATCGCATGCATATTCGTCTGTTAGATGACAGGGGATACACCGTGGATTTGCACGGGCAAGACTGGTGCATTACTCTTATAAGCGAGAACTTATATCAGTATTAAATTATTTTTAGTGACACCCTTTTTACCCTTATAAATAAAAAAATTGAAATGCTTATTTTCCAGTGTGTGAGTAGTAATTAAAACCATTTATAATCTTTTAAAAGCTACTTAAAACTTATTATACAATATTTATTAATAAACATAAACATGTCTTTTAAACAAGTCATCAACGACGTTGTAGAGGAAGAATGTGACAGCAAGCTTAGTCTTGTTATTAGAAAAGTTCAAGAAGGTAAGACCCATATTTGTATTACTAACATTACTACTGATAGGAACAAGGACATCCACATTGTGCTAACAATGAACACACTCGCATCCGGAATGCAGTTCTTCGGTCGCATGGAAGATAAGGTCGGATCAAATAAAATCATTGTTTTCAATAGCAAAAAGAATACTGCTGGAGCCTGCTACCATGCCAAAGACGTGTCCTCCATTTTCAGCCTGATTCGCAAGTATCCCGATATCAAAGTCATTGTGTGCTGCGCCCATGAAAAACGCATCAGAGAGAGCATTCCTGAGTTCTTTACTCAGGCGGTTGATATGGCATCATTTGCTATTCGCAAGTTTGTCATTCACATCGATGAAGCGCACAAGTATATTCCGGAAAATGAAAAACACATCAGACATTTCAATAGTTCGCCCATTGTTAAAAGCATCATCGGCTACAGTGGTTCGCCAAATGGAATCTGGTCCGCTCACTCTGAAGACCCGCTATTTCACAAAATTCTTATTAGAGATATCGAAAAAGAACTCTCAATAATGCGTTCTCCTGAGTATTCCGGTGTCAACGCGTGTGATCACTTTTGGCTAGACACTGAACAAGGTTTCGATATTAAAAAAATGATTGAAGACGCAAATATTCAACCGGAAATTCCATCCTTTGCCTGGATTCATGCGGACATGACTGAGAAAAATAATCCGAACTGGTATGGCGAAAAGTTCTACTTTGATCTTGGCAACGAAATCCTCTTTCTCAGCTACCTGAATTATATCCTTGATCGCTTAGAAATCCCACAGGACAGATTTAGCTACAACTTTGTTCCTGCTTATACCAGAAAAGCCACTCACTATCAAACAGTTGAAATCGTTCATAGCAAGTATCCGAATGCTAACGTAATCGTAATGAATGGCAATGGAATGGAACTATTTCGACTGAGACCTAGCATTGTTAAGACCGGAACCATGGTCAGCAAGCGAATTAATACCGACAAGATGATCAAGCAGGCAATGTCTCAAGAAGAACAAAGACTGCTCCTAGAGCCTTCCTACATGATTCAGAAATTGATTGAAAGGCATGCGAACTGCCCTACATTCGTCACAGGGCAGACTTGCGTCGGAATGAGTGTCACACTTATTAACGAGAACATCGGCCATTTTGACAATGTTGTGATGGCGCATCAGCAATTTAGCCCGGATAAGCTGTATCAGCTGTGCCGATTCCTATTCAACTATACCAGCTGGTCGGAAGAAAATAAAGAGAAAATACGGCAAAGACGAACCAAGATCTACTCTCTGACCAAGCATGTGATTGACACGTGTGTCAAATACGAAGAAGATGTGCAATACATGAGCTCGGATTTTGCCGGAAAAACGTGCTCATTGCGTGAAATTCAAGGCTTAGAACCCGAGGAACCTAGCGCTCAAGAGCAGAAAAAACAGGCGCTCTCGTCGCTCAGCTTATACAATGCTTCAGATTTGTGGAAGAAATTCAAGGTTTATGACGGCAATGATGATGAAGAATGGGCCAAGGTGAATGCATTTTATAACGAGAAGATGGGACATGACATCCCTTCAAGATCCAGACCGAAGCAAAAAGATCCCAAGAGCGATGATGTGTCGTTATTCTATCACTGTTCGACTACCGGAACCGTCTGCATCCAGACAAATGCTTCGATCAAGCGCATGGCGACTCAGAGCTGGTGGAGCACTTTTCAGTTACTGCCTGACAGGCTAAATTACGCCCGTATCTTTGTCGGATATGACTCACTAGAAGACCATAGCGAATACACAATCTATGTAAAGCATGCTCAGTTGCACGACTTGGAGGAGACAAGAGCGATTCTTGGCACATATGGAAAGAAGACGACAGCGGCGGCTTCCAGTAGCAGTTCAAGCAGTGAAGAAGATGTATAAGTAGTTGTAGATTAAGTTGTAGATTAAGTTGTAGATTAAGTTGTAGATTAAGTTGTAGATTAAGTTGTAGATTAATATAATATAATTCTTCTTTTTTATTGCTATATTATAAACAATGACCGATATAAATATAACTTTATTTCTTGATTATGTTGGTCTTTATGCACCAATAATTTTGATTTTTATTTCTATTTTTGTCTTGCAAAATAAACCTAAATATTTACAAGTATACGTTATTGGTCTTATTTTAAATAATATTCTGAATGCCATTCTAAAATATGCGATTAAAGAACCTAGGCCATCTAAAGACTCGCGGGTTTTAGAAATGGCTATCGCGAATGGTAAGCGATTCAGTTTTGATGAATATGGTATGCCATCGGGTCATGCGCAAAATTGTGGATTCAATATAGCATTTATTACTCTGGTTTTAAATAATGCATTTATTACTGGATTATATCTAGTGATAACAGCAATTTCCATGTATCAACGCCATAAATATTTTAATCATACTGTTTTGCAGCTTATTGTTGGCCTTATTTTAGGTCTATTGTTTGGATATTTAATTTATACTGTTGGAAATAAATGGCTAAAGGGAAATCTTACAATGAAATTAGATGATTTTGCACCTAAATAAAGGAAAAAGGAAAAGAAGTAAATAAAATAATAAATAATAAATAATAAAATAATAATATATAAAAATGAATTTAAATCCTGTTACTCTTAAAACAATTATGTTAGGTTTAGGTGCTGGAGTTCTCGGAGGCGCATTGGGGCAATCCGGTGCTGAAACAATGTTACCTGGGCTGCTTATCATGGGAATTGTTACTGATTTTAAAACGGCTGCAGGAACAGTTTTATTAACTATTTTACCACCTTTATCATTATTAGCCATTATCGAATATTACAAAAGAGGTCAAGTAAGAGTGGTTACTTCGATGACGCTAATGATCAGCTACTTTTTTGCTGCTTATTTCGGCGCCTATTTTACCAAAAGTATATCTAATACTAATTTGGAATTTATTACTGCCGCTTATTTCTACATAATTGGAACCTTCTTTTTGTGGAATGCTATTACCGGAACATATGGTGAAAGCAACAGCGCTTCTTCAACATCGGCTTACAAAAACTTGTTTTCATTTAATAAAAAATAAGGTAAATAAAATATTTATTTTTATAAATATATTATAATACTTACAGTTATGCCTGGGTTGCCTTTTAATACTGGATTGTGTCAAGGATGGGTTCCTCCTGGCACAAATTATGCCATACCAACAATCTCTTATTTATCAACGACATATAGCCCCGCTGGTGCAACCACATTAGTTGCCATTTTTGGCAGCAATTTCAAGCTGTATTCGACTATTAAGTTCGGAACATATACACCTACAATGATTTTTATCAGCTCTCAGCAAATTGATTTTTACGTGCCTTCTACTGCATCAGGGTCTGGTAGCATATATCCTGTGCAAGTATTTAATGATATTTATGGATCTAATGTTGTAAATTATACAATTGATGATGCGCTTGGGTATTGGTATTTAAGTCCCAATTATTCTGAGGTTATTACTAATTCTAATTATGGTGGATTAATTGTTAATGGACCACTACAAATTAATAATTCAACAAATACTAGTGGTAATACCCCTGTTACTATTGTCAGTGATCTTGTTTTTAATAGCGCCAATATTGCAAATAAACAATCCATAAAATGGATAGAGTCAGGACCAGTGTGTTCAATAACTGCTTATCCTGATCCTAATAATAACGATACAAACACCGTATTTATTACAGGTGATTTAAATGTTAGCGGCACCATTAGTCCTCCTCCAAGCGACTACCGTATTAAAGATATTATTGAACCTTTACAAGATTCACCCGTGTATTCAGTAGATAATTTGAAACCTGTTAAATATTTCAACAAGAAATCTAAAAAGGAGGAGATTGGATTTATTGCACATGAAGTGCAAGAATATTTTCCTTGTCTTGTAACCGGTGAAAAAGATGGTCCTAATATACAAACTCTTAATTATATAGGGTTGATCGGTATTTTGACAAAGGAAATTCAGATCTTGAAGGCCGAAGTGGCGGAACTGAAAAAGGGAGCAAAATAAATTATTGTTTAATGGTGTCTTCGAGTTTTTGGTTTTTTGTTAGTTAATTGTATTACTCTTCTAGTATCACCGCCTTTTTTAGTAACATCTATAGGCTCTTGTAGCTGTTTTCTCAGTTTCATTAGTTCCTTTTCACGTGTATTAATGGCATTAATATCTTTAATTTCATTTTCTGGTATTTCAGATAATTGCGCAATTCGTGCTTCTATTGCTTTCGTTTTTGCATCCCTTGTGCTTTTTAAAGCGGATTCTAATTGCTGTTTTCCTTGTATTGCAACCTTTTCCTCTTGTTCTTTTATAGATGTTTCCTTTTTAGCCATTCTAGCTTTAATTGGTTTCTGTATGTCTTCCCGTGTTACCTTTCTTGTTAGTTTGCGTAATACACTAGGAATTCCTCTTTGAGAATTCATTATTGGATTTAGTTGACCTAATTCTCTGCATATATTTACTTGTTGGTTTTTTCTTGTTTCATTCATTTTTGGTCTTATAATGATTGCGGATTTATTGTAATTCAGTTTTTTATAAGAGTCGAGAAAAGGATTAGCATATTCTAGAAACAAGTTACGATCCATTGTGCTTAACTTATTATAAAATTCATTCAGTTTTTCTAATGGTAAATGGTTAAAAGATGTGCCTATTATTTTATAGTTTAATTTATCTAATATATTTTCTAAATATTCATACGCTTCATTCACTATTTTAACTAATTCATTTAAAGTATTCTCTGATTTGGTTTGATTTGTTTTCAGTTTTGTTAGCAACATATCTTTTCTATTTGTTAGTTCTTTAATTGTAATAATTTGGAAAAATGTTTTATTAAATGAGATTTCAAATAGGCTCATGGCTGCATAGGTTGCTTTTTTTAATTTATTTATTTGCTCATTTATTACGGCTTCTTCTTTTTGTCTTTCTGCTTCTTCCTTTTGTCTTTCTGCTTCTTCCTTTTGTCTTTCTGCTTCTTCTACTTGTTGTCTTTCCAGTTGTTTAGCTGAAGCAGCTTCTCTAGCTATATTTGATTGTTTAATTACATTTTGTCTTGCTTCTGCTTCTTGACTCGCTTTCAAATTGTTCGATCTCGCTTCGTCTACTTGTTGTCTTATTTTTTTCATATGTTCTATTTCTGCGGCTTCTGCTAATTCTTTTTTATCTATTATATCCTCAAGTATTTCTTTTGCTGTAATAATATTTTGAATATATTTTGGATCAATCCGCTTTTTATCGGTATGACAATTTAGGGATTTAGAATTAAAAGCACGTTTTAATACTTTACGTCGAGTTTTTACATTATTAATAAAATTTTGATCTAATCCTAAAACATTGCATGCTGTTATTTGCTCCGTAGGCATATTTTCAGCAGTTAGACATTCTTCAGGCACATTTATAGGTGCTTCTTGTGCTTCATTTATAGGTATTACTGGCACTACTGCTAAATTTTTTTTATCATAATTACGTTCTGCTTCGTCCATTTCTTCTTTGTTTTGTTTTGCTTGTCGCAGTTTGTCTTGTTGTCGAATTGATTCTAGTCGGTTTGTTTCTTGTTCCTGCTGTTTTGCGTTAGCTTCTTGTTCTTCCTGCTGTTTTGTGTTAGCTTCTTCTTCTTCTTGTTGTCGAGTTAAGCTTATTTCATTATTTAGTTTTATATTATCAGATGCTTTTTGCATTAGTTCTTCTTGTTCTTGTTCTTGTTCTTGTCCTTGTCCTTGTCCTCGTCCTTGATTTTTTCGATTTGCTCGTCGTGTTCTATTTTTATTTGTTTTGATAATTTTTTTTGTTTTATTTTGTTGCATTTTTTCTTGGAACTCTTGTCTAATATTTTCTTCTGCATTTTCTTGGAACTCTTTTTTTAATTTTTTTTTATAATTATCAGATGCCTTTTGCATTAATTTTCTTTCTGTTTCTTGTTCTTGCAACATCTGCATAACACTTTTCTTTGGCGCTGTATTCAATTGTTGTTGTCTTGGTGTCGCCTTTTCTTGATTTAATTTTTTTATTAATACTAGCCCTTTTGCATTTTGTGCATCCAAAATTGCGTCATATATAGGGCCAATTTGTTTATCATTAGGATCATTTTTAAGTAATAATTCAACTTGATTATTTAGTTCTTTTATCTGTTTATCATAATTTTTTATATCTACATCATAATTTGTATTCATATTATTTATATATAATGTAGTGAAATTGTATTTATTCTCTCACTTTATTCATTAAACTTTAATATACATTATTTATATGATTATTATCTTTCTTTTAATAATAATAATATTTCTTCTAGTAGTTTTATCTGATTTTAATATTTATGATGCATTTACTAACAAGAACAATACAGACGGGAAAAATGTTGTATTAATCGGTGACAGCATATTAAATAATTCTGCCTATGTTTCTCAGAGCCAGTCTGTTGCAGACATTTTAAGCAATAAATTACTAGGGAAAGGCACAGTTTATAATTTCGCTAAAGATGGCGCCACTATTGCCGATTGTTATGCGCAATTGGATAAATTATCTTTTGATTTGAATAATTCAAATACGACGATTTTTATTTCATGTGGCGGCAACAATATCTTGAACAGTCGCCAAACTGAAAAGATAGATGCAACCAATTTATTCGCCGAATACAGCGAATTACTAAAATCCGTAAAGAGCCGTGTGTTTAGTGCTGATTTGTATGTGTTAAATCTGTATACGCCCGCTAACGGGCACTATACATCTTACAAACCCGTGATTAATCAATGGAACCAAATGTTAGAAACCAATGCCTCTGTCCTTGGCTACCAGGTAGCTAAAATAGATGATTTGTTAGTTGCAGAGGAGGATTTCGTATATTCTATAGAACCATCTTTCAAGGGTGGAAAAAAGATGGCTTCTAAAATAGTTTCTGTTTTATAAACTAATGATTGGCTATACTCGGTAATAAACTAACATCTGATATCCACATCTGAAATTCCATTCTAACAGTTTGTCATCGTTATCGGTTGATCCTTCAAATCGCCACACGAAATCCTGGTTCAACCGTTTTTTCCATAAAAACGGTATTAAACGATGAAAACTCATGCCATCGTAACCGTATTCCTTCTTTTCACAGGTTAAAAGTGAGCTAAAATGATGTGCTTTGGTGTTTCTTATGATGCAGCTGTCTAGAGCGTATTTTGTGCCATCGGGTAAGGCGAACTTGGTCGGTTTGTTAGTTACTACTTTGGATTCATTGTCGAAAAATTCTAGAATGATTAAGTGTGGATTATGTTTTCTATATTCTCTTTTCAAATTGTCTAACAATTGTTTCTTCCAGGTAGCATTACACGACGAAATGAATGCCAATTGAATCGATTTGTCATTCAAATAGTATATTAAGCTGCCATAGTATCGTATCGGATTACCGGCTTCCTTTATGTTAGTTATATAAGGCAGAAGATCCCTATACTTTGTCGGAAGATTATTGTAAATGTCTTTGATGATTGCATTGGTGTCCATTTTGTAGGCAAATTCGCTGCCTGTGAGACAGGATTCAATGGCATAATTAAGCAACGCAAGGCCATTTTTCAGATTTTTAGGAATAAGCTTGTTATTATCTGATGTTTTACCTTCGATCATTAGTTGCCGGAAGAAATGGAAGAATTTGCGGCCTTTGTCGCTAACAAATAGGGTGACAAACATGGTATTGAACCAGCAGTTACCTAAAGATTGAATTGGTGTTATTATATTGTTAGGATTTATGTGCTTATTGGCAGACAGATTTTTTAACAAGAAGCGCTTTGCTACACTTGAAGAATAAGGATAGCATTTGTTGTCTATGTTTATTTCTAAGGACTCTTTATGTTTATATGAAAAGGCCTTGTTAGTATTACAATCTATAAGTGGTTCCCTACTAATAGATTTTATAGTTACTAATTGTTCATTGATTGATGGGCTATATGAGTCTTTATTTACACTGTTTAGATCAGTGTCTATTTCTTTGCTTAACTCGTTTATATCTTGAGGTGTAGTGGTTTTTAAGAAGAGACCTTTTGCTGTTTTTTTCTTGGATCTTGTTTTCAAATTATTGGATTTATTTGTTCTTATTTTATTTGTTCTTATTTTATTTATTTTGCTCATTATGTTATACAATTTGCATAGAAAATATTATAATGTTGATATTATATAAAATATGAGTATTAATATAGTGGATGGAGCAGCAGAAGTAGAAAATTTTGATTCTCAAAATTCTCAACTTTACGACAATGCTGTAGATTTAATTACTTATAGACCTTTACCTGAAATATATAAGAGACAATTCCATATATTTTTGGCAATATATGCTCATGGAGGTTTTAATAAACCATTGTCAACTGTTGAGATCACTGACGATAAAGCTATAATAAAACATATTGACCTTATTAATGAAGTTGATATACCCTCCACACTAGTTGTTAGAGGAATAGATAAAACACCAATTGGAGCTGTTGCGGCAACAAATGAATCTAGTGATATGGTATCAATTAAAAATTTGTATAGAACAGTTCATGATTTTGCTAGAACTCCTGAAGAAAATTTACCTAGTGAAAAAGATCGAAAAAATAATCCTAGTCGCATATATTCAGCAGAACCTTATAGGTTACCATTTAATTCTGATGATTATAGTTTTAGATGTGTATCGGATAGTAATAAAATGTATGACAAATATTATTCTATTAACCCTATGGATCAGCCACCCAAAGGAATTTTATTAATAAAAACGTTTTCAATTGCACTTCCATTTTTCACAATGGATGATATTCAAATAATACAAAAAGTGATAGAAGGAAATGTTAATTTTTGTCCAAAAGTTTGTATTATAAATAATTTGGAAGATAAAATTATAGCTACATATCAATGTTCAGAAGATAAACCAATTGATTTTTTAACATGTCCGTATTTAATGTATTATTTATTTTTGATGGAAGATCGTATTGCTAAAGATGATCTTGAGACCGGGTTTAAAAATTTTATAAAAATTTATTGCAGAATGTCGCCATCTTTTATAGCATATTATGATTATCTAAAACTATTTATTAATAAAAATTCAAAAGGATTTTTAAATCCAGAAATTGCCAATTATGTTAAAACACGATTACCAACAACTATTTCAAATTTACTATTTGAGAAAAATAAACTCTATTCAAATACAGATCATCCTAGTTATACAACAATTCGGGATATAAGAAAATTATACTTGTATATGTATATTTCTAATAGTCCAATAGGAACTAATAATATAGTATTTACAATTGATGAAAGTTGTGCAGCAATCCCACCTCCTACAGAACTTTTATCAGAAGATTTAAAAAGTCTAGAAATCATTGAATTTTTACATGCATATTATAGAGAATTAAATGAACATCTCAAATTAAATAATCGTCTCGGAAAAAAAAGAAAAAATGGTGGAACTAGGAAAAAAAGAGGAACTAGGAAACAAAAAGGAAACAAAAAAAAAAGATATTCTAAGAAGAAGCATTTAAAGAAAAGAATCGGTTCAAAGAATAAATAATATTCACTTATTATAATGGGCGCATCTATATTACCGGTTACGGTATATAAAGGCAAATTGTATTTCCTATTCGGCAAGGAGCGAGCCATTGATGAGAATCCGGGTTGGTCCGATTTCGGCGGCGGAACAGACAATAAAGAGACCTATATTCAGACCGCAATAAGAGAAGGCGGCGAAGAACTAACCGGATTTCTAGGGTCGGATGCCGATGTAAAACAACTGTTAACCAGATTCGGCACTTTTGACGTCGATTATAAGAGCGACGGTTACGGTATTTACCGCGTTCATATCTTCCCCATGGATTATGATGCCCAGTTACCACACTATTACAACAACAATCAGCGATTTTTGCAGAAACGTCTGAATCCAAAAATGATCCAGGATAGCAAGATATTTGAAAAACAACAAATTCAGTGGTTTTCTCTTGCTGATATAATGAAGATGAAAAAGAAGAAAGAATTTCGCTCTTTTTATCAGAATGTGGTCGAGCTTATTTTAGCTAAGAAACCCGAAATTGATGTCTTTATAAGAAGGTCACTCCTGAAATCAAGTTCTAAAACAGGTCATTTAAGTCGTAGAAAACTTTTTAGAAAAGGGCAGACTAAAAAAGGGCGGAAATAAATTGGTTATAATAATATAAAATAGACAATATATTATTATATAAATAATGGATCTTTTTTATTCTCTTTGGATCATGTTAATTGGCAGCTTTATTATACAATTTCTTTTTATGAGCATTATTATGACCAACTCTACAAAAAATATCACATTTAGCGTCGGTAAATTCTACATGTCTTGCATCATGGCGCTACTTATGGGACTACTAGAAGTCGGAATGCATGATTATTATATGTATAACAGCATTGTTAGTTTACCTTATTATTTGTCCTTGATATTTAGTTTGGCTGTATTTGTGTATTTGTATCGCAATCAAATATATATTAATGATAAGGATTATTTAGATGAAATGATTGAGCATCATTCTATGGCTTTACTAACAAGTGGTCAAATTTTAGAAAAAACGCAATCAGATCGTGTTCGAAAATTGGCTGAAAATATTGCATCGACACAAGAGTCAGAAATAAAATATATGAAACAATTGATAAATGAAACAATTGATAAATGAAATAGTTTGAAATAGTGTGATTGTTAGTTAATCGATTTTCGGCTCTGTTATCGTAATAGGTGGCATTATATTACAAGATTGTTGATCTAAAAACAGGTTATTAAACCATACTAATTTTTCTGTTCCGAATGTTTTGCCTTCTTCTATTTGTTCCATATAAATAACCGGTTTGCCAGTCATCATATTTTCTATTGAAAACATTATTGTGTTATAATTTTTATGATCGCATAAAAGCGTCTTATATTGTTCAAGTTCTTCTTTATTTGCATTATCATAATTGACTAATATTTGATTGATTATTTTAAGAGCATTGCTTGTCAGTGATAATGCATGAATAAAACAATATATGTGTCTACCAGTAAATGTAAAGGTAAACTTGGTTCTTGTTTGATTTATTTCTCGATATATCATCTATTATAATATATTTTGTTATTTTTAATATTGTTTATTTGTTATTTTAAATATTTAAAATTTTATTTTGAATTAAATATATTATAATTAGTATATGAATTATTTGCAGCATACTGATGTAAATATTTGTCTTCCACGGCATATTTCGCGGTATGATGTTGTAGTAACTTCGCCATCTTGTTTAAATTAGAATAAATAATAACCATGATAACCAATTGCAGCAAACCCTAACATTAATAGTAACTCAAAATATAATCTTGCAGTTTGCTCTCTATTGTAACCAATATAAACTAATAATGGCCCAACAATAAATATATGAATCAAATTTACCCAATATCCTTTACCTAGGTTTATATATTTATAAACTTTAAAAATATGATAAAAAATGATTATTAACCCTAACCCTAGTAATATGGGATACATTATTACAGGTATTAATGTTTTATATGTTCCTACATACAAAAACAATGTTCCAATAATTAAAATATGAAATAAATGAACATACTTTTCAGTTTCCATTTACTCTATTTGCATATTATTTTCTTTGATTAATATATAATATATAATATATAATAATGAATAAATTTAATTACAAAAATGTTGAAGTTAAAATAATGAAAGGTGGTAGTAAAGTAGTGCGTAAAGTTTCTATTAAAAATGGAAAGGGTTATAAAAGTGTTACTAAATATCACAAAGGCAAAAAAACGAATACAGTAAAAAAACAAATTCATAAAGATCATATCGGTCTCATACAAACTGGTAAATTTATACCTGGATTATTTTCAGATTGTAATTGTAGAGAAAAAAATAAAACACAGAAAAATAAACAAAATAGAACAAAATAGAAAAAATAGGCTGTTATGTTTGTGTTTGTCCAAGGCCCGGCAGTTGTTCATAGATTTCCTTGGCTAAATCATCTCCAAATATGACTTCTGGACTAGTTGGCCACTCTGAGTATGCTTTGGCCTTTGTGGTTGGTCTTTCTAAAACTAACAGCTGTTTTAGTGCGGTCATCCGCCTAAGCAAAGGATCCATTTTAGCAGGCAACTTGCGCGACAATTGTTTCCAACGCCATTCAAATTGTAGCGCGGCTTGCCAATCTGGGAATCCTTGGACATAGGCTGCTCTGATCCACGTGTCACCTTTTGCAACCTTTATGCTGGTCGCGGTAGCTCCTCCTTTTATCTCTTTATTGTGCTGCCGTAACCGTCGTTCTAGATCAACTGTGGCGCCGACATAGGTTGCATCTCGACGAGGGGTTGCTAGCAAAAGATATACATATGACATATGATTGGTATATATTATTATAATATATGTTTATATTTAGAAATTATAAATATTGTTTAAGTTTATAATGCAGAATTTTGGCAGAGGTATGTGGCGACGCGTTAGCGATTATCAAAAACATTATCAACAACAACAGCAACAGCAATCAACAAATGATATAAATAATAATAAATTAACTCGATATTTACAGATGCAAAAAGAACGAGCAATCAATGCTTATAATGGATTAAAAAAGACAGAAGACAACAAGACGTTAGTTAGTAAGGAAAAAGAGAATAATATGCTAGTCACTATAATAAGTGAGAAGGCAATTTTAAGCGAAATGAATGTATTAAATGATAATGTATTAAATGATAATGTATTAAATGAAGCTATAAGTGAAAATTATGTAGTTGTTGAGGCTATAAATGAACCATATGTAGCAGTAGTTACAGAACCAGTAGTTACAGAACCAGTAGTTACAGAACCAGTAGTTACAGAACCAGTAGTTACAGAAGAAGTAGTTACAGAACCAGTAGTTACAGAACCAGTAGTTACAGAACCAGTAGTTACAGAACCAGTAGTTACAGAACCAGTAGTTACAGAAGAAGTAGTTGTTACAAATTCAGAGACTGCTGTAGCAACAAAGAAAAAAAGAAGAAAAAATAAATAAGCTAATATAAGCTAAAAGGACAACAATAAAGAGATAAATTATAAGTTGCAATTATTTTTTTCAAAAATATTTTTATTTATTATATATATATATATGCAAACTCGACATTCTTTTGTAGGTGCCTTAAATGTTGCAATTGGTTGCAATGCAGGAATTTGTAATCAATCTCACGATGCTATCGCAATTGGAACCGGTGCAGGAAATATTAATCAGGGTGCAAATTCAATAGCAATAGGTAGATTTAGCGGATATGCTAATCAACCTGCAAATAGTATAGTTCTCAGTGCTTCAAATGATAAAACTATAGGATCTAACAATAATGCACAAGCAAATTCTTTTTATGTCAGTCCGATAAGAAATGATTCGGATAATTTGGATTATACTTTGAACTATAACACAAATACAAGTGAAATAACATATTCACTTACTCAAAGTCTTGTAGGTGCTCAAGGTGCTCAAGGCGAGCAGGGAATACAAGGTATACAGGGTGAACAGGGAATACAAGGTATACAGGGTGAACAGGGCTTTAAAGGTGATCAGGGTGAACAGGGCTTTAAAGGTGATCAGGGTGAACAGGGAATACAAGGTATACAGGGTGAACAGGGCTTTAAAGGTGATCAGGGTGAACAGGGAATACAGGGAATACAGGGTGAACAGGGAATACAGGGTGCTAATGGATTATCGTCTACCTTTTTTAACTATATATCAAATACAGAATCTCAATCTCCTCCAATTACTTCAGGTAAAATAATTTGGGATAATGCATCTCAGAATTTATCCTCTACTATATATGTGAGCCATAATGATAATAATAATAATGATATTGCAATTTTATTAAACCAATTAGAAATTGGTTCTGAATTTATTATTCAAGATGCAACCAACAGCAATAATTATCAAAATTGGTCTATTACTGGAAAGACACTTGTTGTGAATCAATATATCGAGTTTAATGTAACTTCACTTGATTTTACTTGGTCTGCTTCTAATAATGACCAAATATTATTTATTGCTATCCTTATTGGGCCTTCTGGACCTCCGGGTTTACAAGGTATACAGGGTTTACAAGGTATACAGGGTGAACAGGGTTTACAAGGTATACAGGGTGAACAGGGTTTACAAGGTATACAGGGTGAACAGGGTTTTAAAGGCGATCAGGGCGAACAGGGTATACAGGGCGATCAGGGAATACAAGGTATACAGGGCGAACAGGGAATACAAGGTATACAGGGCGAACAGGGTTTACAAGGTATACAGGGTGATCAGGGTTTACAAGGTATACAGGGTGATCAGGGTTTTAAAGGCGATCAGGGTTTACAGGGTTTACAGGGTGATCAGGGTTTACAAGGTATACAGGGTGATCAGGGTTTACAAGGTATACAGGGTGAACAGGGTTTTAAAGGTGATCAGGGCGATCAGGGTTTACAGGGTGAACAGGGTTTTAAAGGTGATCAGGGTGATCAGGGTTTACAGGGTGAACAGGGTTTACAGGGAGAACAGGGCTTTAAAGGTGATCAGGGAGAACAGGGCTTTAAAGGTGATCAGGGAGAACAGGGAATACAAGGTATACAGGGTGCTAATGGATTATCGTCTACCTTTTTTAACTATATATCAAATACAGTATCTCAATCTCCTCCAATTGCTTCAGGTAAAATAATTTGGGATAATGCATCTCAGAATTTATCATCTATTATATATGTGAGTCATAATGACAATAATAATAATGATATTGCAATTTTATTAAACCAATTAGAAATTGGTTCTGAATTTATTATTCAAGATGCAAGTAATAGTGCTAATTATCAAAATTGGTCTATTACTGGAAAGACACTTGTTGCAAATCAATATATTGCTTTTAATGTAACTTCACTTGATTTTACTTGGTCTGCTTCTAACAATCACCAAATATTATTTATTGCCATCCTTATTGGGCCTTCTGGACCTCAGGGATTACAAGGTTTAAAAGGTGATCAAGGATTACAAGGCGAACAAGGCGCTCAAGGGTTACAAGGCGCTCAAGGGTTACAAGGCGCTCAAGGCGTTCAAGGCGAACAAGGCGCCACTGGACCTCAAGGTTTAAAAGGCGATCAAGGATTACAAGGCGAACAAGGCGCCACTGGACCTCAAGGTTTAAACGGTGATCAAGGATTACAAGGCGCTCAAGGCGCCACTGGACCTCAAGGTTTAAAAGGCGATCAAGGATTACAAGGAGCTCAAGGGAATCAGGGTAATAACAATTGGGTTGTATCAAATACTTCATCTATTAGTGGATATACGGGATCTGGTTGGACAGGAACTGCAGGATATACAGGCTTTACTGGAACTGCGTTATTAAATGGATATACGGGATATGGATCTACTGGAGATGCCATGATATATGGAAATTTACTTGTTTCAGGTGGTAATAATCCATCAATATCACTTCCTGTTCCTCCCACTTACACTTTTACTTCTGTTCCAACTTACACATCAAATATGATTGGTTATCAAAATACAATTTATAGTAATTCAGGTTTTGGTACTGTTATTTTGAATGATGGAACATATAAAAATTTATTAACTACACCTTTTGTATTTCCGTCTGTTGGTGTTTATTTAGTTACGCTTAACTTTTCAGGAACATGTATATTATCAGGAACAGGAAATACAGGCTATATTGGATATGTCCGTTTGCATTTAACAACAACATCTGCTGGAACATTCGCTGATGCAGGGATCACTCATAATCTGAATGGAATGACGTGTAATTCATCAAATAATTATATAAGTGCAAATAATGTCAATATATTTTTTAAAACTACAGAACCTGTTACAATTAGTGATAATTCGTTGCGTTTTTATTTAACATGTACTTCTTTCTATGGTAATAGTCCATTTTTGACATTGAATGCTAATCCAAATCCACAAGCTGCTAATTGTTATGTGTCTTATACAAGATTGGCATAAAAGAAATATTATTAGGATTTTGTCACCATAATACGTCATATAATGATGTTATTTAAGTTCCTTTTACAAGATCATATTATAACAATTTAAAGATAATTTGTTATACTATATCATATTATAAATAACTGTTAATAGTTAAAATGCAACACCATAACCATAACAATAACAGCAACATTTTGTCATGTGGCGCTCCTCACTTCAGAAGCATCGCAAAACAACACCGACACGCAAATTATAACCTTGAAAAGGCATTAAATGAGCTTGTCGACAACGTCATTAAACTAGCCACCCGCATCCATATTACAACCGAAGTAGATATCGAAGGCCGCCTACAGGAACTCAAAGTATCCGACAATTATGCCCTAGGATTCGTCAACATCCAGGAACAAGGCATCAACAACCCCTTCAATATGGGTCACATCAAATCCGGCCACGACGACGACTCGGAAACATCCGAATTCGGGTGCGGCGGCAAAGCAGCAGCCCTATCGGCCTCCAATCATATGGTCGCTGTAACCAAGGTGGCAGGGCATTGTTACGAAGTCATTTGCGACTTTATCAAGATGGAACGCGAAGAAGATGTGATTGCCTCTTATAATCCAAAGAAGCGCGAGATTTTAGAGGTGGATTATCAGGAGATTCATCCGTTTGACACCGGGTCCAGTATTGTGCTTAACAAAATGCTCGGAACCATTTGTGAGCAAACTACGCAGAAGAAGCTCACTGAAAGACTCAAGAAGGGTATTTCAGAGACATATTCTAAGTTCTTGAAAAAGGATATTATGGAGATTTTTGTGAATGGCGAGCCAGTGGAGCAAGAAATCGACTTCTTTTTGGACCCAAAATGCATGCCGTTTACGATTCGAAAGTCGCTCTTTATCATGGAGAAGGTCGGAACAAATGATAAAATTTATCTTATTCAGAAAACAGTGGAGCGTGCTACTTGGCAGCAGTATGTTAAGGCTGAGGATAAATGGGAAACCTTGGGGTCCGCAAAAGAAGCCGATGCGTTTAGAGACGCGAAGCGACGAGAAGGATACACTTATGCCTGCCAACAAGCGTCAAATATTATAGACAGTTCTTGTCTGAAAATCGAGAGCACTTTTGTGTTTTATTCCGATAAGGTTCATACAGATGAGAAATTTGAGCATTTGTTGCCGCAAGACCTTGTATGGATTTACAAAGACAATCGCAAGTATTGTAAGAAGTCCTTGGTGAAGCACAATAATGGCATCAATAATTATACGTTGCATAAGATTGAGTTTAATTCGAAGAAAATTGGCAAGGAGCTTGGTATCACATTTAATAAGGATATCACTATGGAATGTAATAATGATTTGACTTTGGCCATTAAGGCGGCTGTAAAAGATAATAGAAAGGATTTTAATGCGGACTGTAGCACTGTGCTGAATTCAAAACTGTGTGACAAGGCGATTAAATTGGGTGTCATTAATCAGATGACTTGCAGTAAGAATAAGCTGTCCAAGATTCACAGAGAAAAGCGTGAGCTAGATGAGAAGAAGGCTTTTCAGAAGGAAAATCCGGTGTTTAAGAAGCCTTCTATTGTCGCTTCGCTTAGACCCGCTCCTTCGCCTAAACCAGTTGTTCCTGATAAACCTGTTTCTACACCTGTTGTTAAAGACAATGATTCGAGTGATTATAGTTCGAGTGATGATAGTGTTTCGTCAAAGTCATCATCAGGTTCTAAGACGTCAGTCGACTCATCATCGGATTCTAAGACGTCAGTCGACTCATCAAAAGAGTCTATAACTTTAGTTGTTGAGGAGATTTTGAGTGATCCTGTAAAAAGCGAATTAATAAGCGATCCTATAATAAAAGTAATTAGCGAATCAGAGCAAAGCAAGGCTATTTTGATTAGTGTATCGAAGCTGATCATGGATATTACTGCATCCGATGATTTTAATATTAATTTAGATAGTAGCAAAAAAGTAGCTGATATGATTCAGAAGTTGTTGAATTTGTAATTAGATTATTTTTTATAAATTTGTTAGTTTGTTTTATTTGTGTATTGAATTTTGAATACTTATATGTTATAAGAAATAATATTATTTGCATATATTAGTAAATAATATTATGTCTGAGTTAGATGATGTGAATGTGACAGATGTAAATGTGACAGATGAAAATGTGACAATGACAGATGAAAAAAATACTACACTAGGAAAACGAAATATTGAAGAAACACCTGTTGGTCTGTATCCAGTCAAAATGAAGTCAATAAAAACATCTACTTCACGTCCAGTTCCAAGTTTAACAAGACAAATTCATACTCATGGATTTGTTGTAGTTAATGATACCTGCGATAGCGGTAGCATTACAAAAGAATATTATACAGTTCCAGAAGGGAAAAGAGCAATTATTTTTACAACTGTTATTCCAGGTCTTACTAGTATTAATGAACCTAGTGTAGTTAAAATGATTTCTGACAGTTTTGAAAATTTTAGTCGAATATATTATACAGAAGACCCTGATCAAATACCCGAAGTTATTCAAACATATCAGTATAATACTGTTTTAAAGTTAGCTGAGTTAATAGTTCCTGAAATAATTTATTTAATACCATATCATTATGGGATATTTGCATTTTATAAAGATATACTTGAAAAAAATATAGAACTTGAACCAACTATAGAACTTTCAAAAATACAAAGAGATGACTATGATGAAGCCTTTAAAATGCTTAGTGACTTGTTAAAATATTCTGAAGAATTATTGACAAATCCACAAAATTTTTTAACATGCGCTGTTTATAATCAAGATGATCAGATAATTCAAAAAAAATATCAAACTGATAGCACCTTATTAAAAAATGCAGAAAATCCAGGAGATTGGAACGGGGTAGACCTACAAGGACAACCTGTGTCATCGAGTAGTCTTAAATCTGTAGCTAATCCAAATACTAATAGTAATGTTTCATATTTATATAATAGTAAGAACAACCCGTCACCAAATTTTGGGACTATAACAAAAAAAGGTAAAAAAACAACATATGAATCAACTACTGGCGAATTGTTAAATCATGCATTTGAAAATAATTCTTTGGTCTTAATATTAGACAATTCATGTTATGAAATAATAAATACAGAAGGACAATTAGTTACAAACACAGAATCGATTGAAATGATAATGAATGAAGTTATTTCACAACCAAATAGATTGACGATGACAGATTCTGCTAAAAATGATATAATAGAAAAGGTAAATAAAATAAAGGGTATATCAAGGAATATTGGAGCAATTTCTGATACTAGTTTGACGGAAAAAACTCTACCTGATCAATTATTAATTCTCAGAAACGATAAATTTTTTATGACAAAATTTAGACAACAACAGATTGCAAAAAATAAACCGCCTGAAATAAAAAGATTTAATAAAATTGCTGCTGCTAAAAAAGCTTCTAGTAAAAAAGGTGGAAAACAAAAGACTTTAAAAAGATCTATAAAAAAGATCAGGAATAAAGCAAAAAAATCAAGGAAACGAAGGTATCGGTGCACTAAAAAGCGTGTTAGGTTTCTATAAGATTCTAGACTTTTACTCAATTTTTATTTTTCAGTTAAATAATGAAAAATAAAAATAAAAAAGGGGTTGCCCCCCAAATTTCATTAGTAAATGAATAATCATAAATAAGTAATAATATTCTTACCTTTTTCCTAGTCCTTTACAAGCTCCTTTTTAAACCCTACAAACATACATATACAAGTTAGTCATTAATTATTTATTCTTACCTTAAATATCTAAGACTTGTCTGGCTAGCTTCACTCCTGCTGAGAGTTTTTTGTAATTTTTGATTTTTTTTACGTCACGAATTGAATTGATTTCATTCAATAGCGGAATATTTTGGAAAAGGATAAAGCAGTCATCGTCTTCTTTAATAGGGGACATGTCGTAAGTTTCAGTGACAACCACATTTTTAACTTTTTTTGATTCATTGACTCTCAGCTTTTCAGCTTCCTTTTGTTGTTTTACTGAAGCCTTTTCTGCTTCTTTTTGTTGTTTTACTGAAGCCTTTTCTGCTTCTTTTTGTTGTTTTACTGAAGCCTTTTCTGCTTCTTTTTCCGCCTCTTTTTGGACCTTGATTCTCTGCTTTTCTGCTTTATCTGTCGCTTTTTGTTTCACTAAGGCTTCCTTGTCAACAGTGCCCTTAACTGCCCTGATAAGGTTACCATTTGAGTCGATCTTAGCTAGTGCTTCTTCTGCTGAAAACCCATACAAAGAAGCGCAAGACATAACGGTATTCTTGATCAATTCTTCGATTTCAAGCATAATATTTTTGACTGACATTTTCTCAATAACTTATTAACTTTATTAAACTTTATTAAACTTAGGTTGCTTATTATGGCATTAATACTTTTTATAGTATGTTTTTAAAGTATTTCAATTTTTTATAATTTGCGTGCAAATTTTAATGCACTAAAAATAAAATTGACATAGTATTTCTTTAAATTAGAAAATAATATATATTAAAAAGTAACTTAAAGAGAATTCTAAACTAATTACTAACATCTAAATAAATACATATTTAAGACTATTATAAGATTCAAATTTAAAGATATATCATGTATTAAATTATGCCGAAAGTTGAAATTGATTATTCTAACACTATTATTTACAAAATTGTTTGTAAAGATCCTAATATTACAGATGTATATGTAGGACACACAACAAATTTTGTTCAAAGAAAATATGCACATAAACAAAATTGTTCTAATATTAAATCCACGTATTATAATTTAAAATTATACAAAACAATAAGAGATAATGGCAATTGGTCTAATTGGGAAATGTCAATTGTAAATTTTTATAAATGTAAAAATCAATTAGAAGCGAGACAGAAAGAACAAGAATATTTTATTTTATTAGGAGCGACACTTAATAGCATAAATCCTCTACCCTGCAAAATTGAATCAACCAAAGTTATAAACATTATTTCAAATGACAATGAAATAATATTAAATAATTCCTTGCCAAAATTTATTTGTTCTGTATGTAACTTTAAATGTTTTAAAAAGGGAGATTTAAATAGACATAATAAAACTATTAAACATACAAATATAATAAATACTAAAATACTAAATAAAAAGGAATATACATGTTCATGTGGAAATATTTACAAACATAGATCATCGCTTTCATTTCATAAAAAAACATGCACTATTAAAAATCATCAAGCTACAGATAAAGAAATGATTGCAATATTATTAAAACAAAATGCCAAATTAATAGAACAAAATGCTATATTTTTAAATAATATGAATATTGTTAGTAATATGTCGGATGAAATGACAATCCAAAATGGCATTAGTCTTTAAATTAGAAAATAATATATATTAAAAAGTAACTTAAAGAATTAACTAAAAAGTCGGAAAGTCGGTACTTTACATATTTAAAGGGGAATTTTGGTTTTTGATTTTGGACAAAAATAAATGTCCAAAAATGAAAACCATAAAGTAGATTCTGAAAAAGATGAAAAAAAAGCGACTCTGAGCATAATGCTTTGAAAAATATTTTGAAGTGAAAAAAAGTGTTACGATAAAATTTACAGATTTTTGCGTCAAACCCTTTAGGCGATTTTCTGCGATAGCTATATGGAGACAATAAGTGACGAAAAAGTTGCAAAAGAATTTCAATCAAATTATTGCTGCAATATTTGTGACTATAATACGTGTAGAAAAAGTAGTTATGATAAACATTTATCGACAGCTAAGCATCAAAAAAAGCTTCAAGGTGACACTAAAGTTGCAAAAAAATGCGATTCAGATGAAACCAATTTTATTTGTAAAAAATGTGATAAACAATATACATCTAGAAATGGACTATGGAAACACAATAAAGTCTGTAATGAAGTATCTGAAAAAGAACTGATAATGATGTTGTTGAAACAGAATAGCGAGCTAATAATGAAAATGGGAACTAACAATACTACAAATTTGAATAATACAAATACAAATTCGCATAATAACAACAATAATAAGACCTTCAATTTGCAGTTCTTTTTGAATGAGGAGTGCAAGAATGCTCTGAATATTAGCGAATTTGTTAGTTCAATCAAGATGGACTTGGATGATTTGGAAAGAACAGGGCTTCTAGGTTACGCTGAGGGTATTTCGAATATTATAAACAAGAATTTGAATGATCTGGATCAAACGATGCGACCAATCCATTGCTCAGATGTGAAGCGCGAGGTATTTTATGTAAAAAATGATGATCAATGGATAAAAGAGAATGATTCGAAGCCCGTGCTAACAAAGGCGATTAAACAGGTCGCCCATAATAATATTAGGCAAATAAGTCAGTGGCAAAAGAAATATCCCGACTGTTGTGATCCGGATTCAACAAAGAATGACACATACTTGAATATTGTTAGTAATGCAATGTCAGGACTAACAAGTGAAGAACAGATGAAAAATTACGAAAAAATTATTTCGAATGTGGCGAAGGAAGTTGTTATTGAAAAGGTGAATGTTATATAAAATAGTTTTACACGTTATAAACTTATATATTTTATATTCAAAATATATAAATGATTAAAGTAGATGGAATAATTCTTGTTTTAAGTTGTCAAAAATATTTAACTACACGATTAAAGGAATTTAAATTACCAAAAGATAATTATGGAGAATGGAAGGTAATATATGTTATTGGTGATTTATTTTTGGATTCTAATTATAAAATAAATGAAAATTTAATGACTATTAAATGTGAAGATTCATATTTACATTTATTAAAGAAACTAGTATTAGCATTAAAATATCTTTATGAATTGTATGATATTAAAGAAGGTGTATTACGATGCGGTGATGATTTAATATTTAATGAAAATATGTTAGAGTTATTTTTGCAGTCAAATAAATTTGATTTTATCGGTAAAAGTCCATCAGGAAGAGGTCTTTTAGAAATAGAAATGACACAAGAATACTTAAAAAGAACTAGATATGATGATTTTATGGTTCAATATTATTTATCACACCAAGAAGATTTTACTAACCCGCAACATAATTTAAACGGGATCGATATTAATAAATATACGAAACGTCCTGAAGTATCAATTGGTCCATCTGGTGTTTTATTTTACATTTCAAATAAATGTTGTAAAATATTGATTGATCATATGGAAAATATAAAATATAATATTTACTATTTTGATGAGTTTTCGCAAGCTTATCCTTATACAATAGAAGACGTAGCTGTATCATATATATTAAATTTTAATAAAATTAGTTTTATACATACAAATATTATGCATACTGAAAATCCATCAGATAATAATGCCATTGCATGCCATACTAATATGTATAAGTAATTTTGTTAGTAATGTGTGCATGGCTGCAATACTGAAATAAGTTATTATTGAAAAGGTTTAAAGAAATTCTGACGTTTAAATATTATCTAAATGATTGGTCAAAATACTATCATAACAGCTGCTATAATGTTTGGATCAGTGAATATTTTATCAACTTCTTTAATAGGATTAAATAAGAGGTGGATAAAATATGGTATAAGTGATTTTTCGTTATTTGAAATTATAAATTTCAGTATTGTTTTGATTACAGGAACTGTGCTGATGATTGGTTATAAAAGTATAAAACTTTAGAATTTTGTTAGTTTGCTTGTAGATAAATATCAGCGCCAACAAATAGTTTGCTAGGTGTAAGTTTATATTTGTTAGTTTGTCTGGCTAATTTTTTTCTGAATAAGAAATACCATTCGCTAAATGAGAATGTGTAACAATAATTATCATACCAAAATTCAGCAAAAAGTGGATCATAATCTTCTTCATAACAGTCATGAATTAGATATTTCATGAAATGATTAATATTACTTGTAGTCATACTATAAGTAATATTATAACTTTATATTTGTTACATTGTAGATAACTTATGCATCAATTTGGCTCCAGCGGTTGCCCTGCGCAAGTTTTATTTTGTTAGTTTAAGAAATGCAAATAGGTTCTTCTAATAAATAACTTTGTTCAAATAAATTTTTTGCTTCCATTATGTGATCGTATATATCTTGATCTTTATCTATATATCGATCAATAGTTTTAAGTAAATCATAAATATCTTTTGCATTTCCACAAGAATAATATGCTCCACCACTTGCCTTATTAATTAATGTATAAATGCCTACAAATCCAAAACAAGAAAGATCGTCAATATGTGCTTCTAGTAATGCAAGATTTACATTTAAACTAATATCATATAAATTAACTTGAGAAATATTATCTATTTGATGAAAAATTTTAAAGTCATTAATTAATTTCTTTAAATTTTCACAAAAAGACCATTCAAATGTTTCACCTTCAATAAATGACTGGAGAGAAATCCAATTTTCAAGAAACTTCATAAATGATTTAATAATAGATTTTCGCAGTTCACTCCAACAAGTATTACCATATCTCCAATAAATATCAGTATTTTTAATTTCTAAACAAACAGTCATAATAGAATCTAATTAATTTATATTTAAGTAGAAATGATATATATTATCTCTTTTTATAAGCAAGACATAATATAATAAATCTTATTAATTTAAAATGGGCTGCAACTTGGTTTCAAAGGTGCCCTATGCAGATTTTTTCTTAGCAGGTTTCTTAACAATTTCTACTTTTTCTATCTTTTCAGGTTCATTTATTTCAATGCATATTGATTTTAAATCAATGTCAGCAATATTTTCAATTGGATCATTACTATCTTTATATTTTGGTGCTATTTTACAATTTCTAATATGAGCACCTAAGCTAGCTTTATTTTTACCAGACCAAGAATTACATAAAGTGCATTTAAAATCATTATCATTTTCAATATTACCGATTTTAATAAATAATTTTTTTAATTTTGGTAACTGAATATCTTCCATTTTATCAATAAGTTGTTTTGTTACAGATCGAATAGTTTCAATCATTTGTAATTTTTGTGTTATAAAAAATTTATATTCTTCAAGAATCTCATCTAGATCGTCTTTGCTGATCGAATATTCATTACTAGTATTACTAAGTGCATATAACTTAATACTTAAACTATCAACAATATCAACTGCAATTTTAATTTTGTTAGTATCGTATTCAGTATTAGGAATATAAATATGAATTAATCCATTAATAATATCAATTTGAAATTGATTTTTAAAGGTTATAGGGCTTTTTTGTGAAATAAAAATGCCATGAATTTTTTGAACTTGTAGATCTCTTTCAAATTTTTTGACTTCATCTGTAGATACTGAACGACTATAATCTTTATTTTCAAATAAAATATTAGGTTTACTTTTGTCCATTCTAACAACTTTAAAATCACAAGATGCAGTATCACTAGAAACTTTTATAATTTCATCTGAAGGCATCACTGACTGCAACATATAATATAATTCAGCTTCAGAAACACCACCTTTTGAACTAGAATTATTTTTATACTTATTTAAAAAGTCATTAAGTTCTGTTGTTAGTTTGGCTTGATTATTTTGATTTATAGAAAGATGTTCTTTAACTTGCTGTATTCCTGTATTAGTTCTTTCTTCACTAGATTGAAGAAAGCTAAAAATAGGTTGTTGAATTGTAGTTATCATTTTAGAAAATTGAGTATCAATATTATCAATAATATCATCAATATTGCTATCATCTTTGGTATTTAATTCTAAAAGTCTGGTTGTATCTTTTGTGATAGAAGAGCAAAAACTTTTGATACAGTTTTCGATTTGCAAATAATTTTTTTCTTGGTTTTTAGGAATTATATCATTAACTAACAAAGTTGTTTTTGTTAGTAATGCATCGTTATTTTTTTCAATAAGAGTATTAATTTTTTCATTGTTAGTTAAACTACTGTTACTGAACAAGGTTTTAAGATCTTCAATATATTCTTTTTTAGATTCATGAAATTTAATGATAATATCAGATTTAATAACATTCAAATTAGAATGAATATCATTTACCAAAGAAAATATTTTTGACATCATTGTTGTATTCATATTTTCAGAAAGATTGGTAGACAAGCTATTTAGAATATTAATAAATATATGGTTCATTGCAACAAAATCTAAACCAGTATTTTCTTTATAAAAGGATAATATGGTTTCATCAGTGATTTTTATGTATTTATCTTTAAATTCCATTTTATTATATTATATTATATCTTTATATTATATTTTTTTCTAAATATATATTAAAATTAAAATACTATTTAGGCTAAATATTTGTCTGCAATATTATTTAGAGTAAATTTAATTGTAAATTTAGAACCAATTTAGTGTAAATTTGTTAGATCAAGAAAATTTAGATCAAATTCTTAAGTAAATTTAG